ACTCCACAACGTAACTACTATCAAAGTTACTAGAACGGCAGGAACAGGAAGATTACATATATCAGGAACTCTATAATGGAATCCCCAGTAATAATAAGAAGAAATAGACTGTTTAAGATAGACGAAACAGTTTTACCAGAAGCAGCAAATACCAATCCTATAAAAGGAGCTTTGTACGCAGCTATTTATACAGAGTTTAAAGGAAGTGCTTTTTCTGATAAATATAAAACATTGACAGCAGACCAAAGAATGCAATCTATAAATGACTACGCATGGGCGTGGCTAAACACAAGAGGTTATACTAATGGCTAAAAAAGCAACTAAAAAACCTACCAAACCAAAAGCAAAAGACGTAAAAACTGGCGCACTAGGACTGGGAGATGCTTACGCATACGCAGTAGAAGGACTTACGGAAGATCAAAGCGAAAGCCAAGAAGCATGGTTAGGAGTTTCAAAGAAAACTTTGGACCCAAAAGCTTACGTTGGCGGAGATAAGCTAAATGTCAAAAAGTAAGATGTACAAACCAAAAGGAAGTTCTAACATACCTAATGCACCTAGATACGATCCTGATACAGGAGAGGCAGTAGAGGTAAATAAAAGAGCAGCTCTTAGACAATGGTTTAAGGATGCTAAGGTAGATAAGATAGCAGAAGATGAAAGTTACTCAGTTTCGATAGACCCTAAACAAGCAGTTTATGCTAGAAAACAAAAAAAGGAAAAATAAAATGTCAGATATCAAACAAGGCGAGTCAATTTCTATTGACCACACAGAAGCAGTAAGATCAGCACCTAGTACCAAAGGTAAGTCAACAGCAGCTAAAGGAAAGTCCTGTGATAAAGCTACAGAAGAGAAAGCTTCAGCAGCTCCTAGCACTAAAGGACAGAAGAATATGTACGGAGGCCCTTACAGAGCTGACCACCCTTCTACTGATCCAGCATCAATGACAACTCCATTCGACTCCAGTAAGTCTGAATTGGACGGACACTCTTTAAAGAAGCCTACACAACGTAAGTAATAAGTCGGTTTTGTTAATCTCTAATAAACGTTTAACTAGTTTGAAGGTAGAGCCTTTAACCGTAAATCCAGAGGGAATTATGTTTAGTAAAATAGATACAGAAGAGAAAGCTTATTGGTTAGGATTTTTAGCAGCTGATGGATGTATTACAGTTCACAAGAACGGTTGTAAATATATTAAAATAGCTTTAGCTAAAAAAGACATAAAACCTTCCAAACTAAGTGCGGTATCTTCTATATTTTTATTTAGAAAAGATACTAGAACTGCTAAAAAAATTATAAAGTATTTGTACGAAGGTTCTACTATTTATTTAGATAGAAAGTACGAAAAAGCTTTATTAGGAATGGCTTGGAAAAGTAAGCACAAAGAAAAGGAGGTGAACCGTCAGTTTTAATTTAGGAGTTTCTAACCACCCGTTAAGTAGGTTAGGCGGACTTAGTTCCATCGGCATATATCTATACGAAGACGTTTATTACAGACAGTGGATAAGTGAAATAGCTTTAGCATTTTACGAAGGTAGACAAGATGAGTTCGTTTGGTTGGATTTAGTTAGACAATTCCGAAATCCCGAAAAACAACAAATCCTTCCTATCAATATCACAAAAGAGATTATTGATGAGATTTCTTTATTATATCGTTAAAAGTAAGTTTCGTAGATCCGAAGACTGGGTCATTAGTGAAAGAAACTGAAGGCGGCAAAGTACAGTTAGACATGATGCACGGAGGAGTGTATGATATTAAGACTGGTGCGTCTCCTTATTATATTACAGAACTTATGATAGGTTTCGGTAAAGGGTTTAAGGGATTTAATAATTCTACTAACCCTAATCCAGGACACTTAACTGGCCAAGACGTACTATCCCAAACTATTAACTTGACTAACCCTTCTAAGTTAGGTCCAGTAAACGAAATTTATTGGAGTTTGGACGACCATAAAATAACTGATAATGAGAACAGAGAATACTCCACTAAAAATCCTTACGGAGTTATTCCAGCAGTACCTTTCTTTAATCAAGACCCAGCGCACTATTATTTCTTGCCTATTGACGAGCCTTTAATATACGCCAATCATGCATTGAATATGAGAATGACTGACCTTAACCATATAGCAAAGTTTCAATCTTTTGGTATACCTGTGATCAAAGGAGTAGAAAGACCTACTTCAACTAGACAAGGCAGACCGACAGACGACTTTAATATATTACGAGGAGGTAGCGCCCAAAACTCTTTTGGAGGTTTGAGCGGAGTTAGTGGTCATGGAGCAGGAGGAAGTTTCCGTTCTTTTGACGCAGGACTAGGAGTTAATAGAGATGGCAACGCAGACGCCAACGCTCTGGGAATGTCTCTAGGTCCAGACACGGCTGTAGCTGTCGGAGAAAAAGGCGACTTTAAGTTTGCCCACCCTCAAGCAGACATTACAGGACTGTTAAAGACTATCGAATCTGTCACCGACATGGTCAGGATAAATCATGGACTTAAACCAAAGTTCAGTAATACTTTACCTGATTCCGGCTTCGGACAAATGATAGAGAAGATGGGAGTTATCGAAGATAACGTTAGACGTGGAAAGCTATTTAATGAGAGAGAACAACAACTATTCTCAGTAATCAAAGCTTTGTGGAACTCACATAACGAAAAGTCAGGCGCTAAAAAGTTCTCTGAAAACGCTTCCTTAAAAATATTCTATAAAACTCCTGAATTTCCAACTGACCCAAAAACTCAGATGGAGACTATTATAATGGAGCAGAATATACTTCATTCTGGAGATAAGATAGCTTATAAGAAACTTTACCCTCACCTAAGCGATAAGGAAATAGTCAAACTAGTTACAGAAGTTCGTAAGAATAAGCTGGAACAAGCTAAATCAGACGCTGAATTAGAGGTTGAGCGAGCTAAAATACTACAAGAAGCTGGAATTCTACAAGCAGACTCGTCTGCTTCTTTGGCTAGCGGATCTACTAGATTAGACATAAGCTCTGACATTACGTTAGGACAACTGGCTGGAGAAGCTGGAGATATGCCTAATCCTAAGATAGATAACAAGGCTAAACACGCAGAAGACTCAGGAAAACAAGGAAGCGATTCCAGAAAAACTGACAAATCTAGTAAACCAAAAAAGAAGTGAACGAGGAAATAATGAGTAACCCAGCGAAATATTTAGTAAAATTGATCAGAAACGACGGATCTTCCGTTGACTTAGTAGAAACTAGCGAGTTTAGTGAGGCTAAAGAGGTTTGGAAAACGTCTTACTTGAAATGGACCACTTCTGTAGCAGAAAGAACCCCGTTCGTAGTAGATCAGCCCACTGAAACAGGATTTATGACGGCTTTTGACCCGTCTTTGATCCGAGAGATATTAATATTACCTTTACAAAACAAGCAAGAGTCCGACAATCCTTACTACAACAGGATGAACAAGGAAGGTCTATCTGCTATGTTAGGTAGAGGAATATCGTCTGAATTAACAGACGGAGGATATACATAACCCCAACAACTGGTAGAGCCAGTGAGGAGAACGAGGAATGAACGACGACTTAATTAACCAATTGGGAAATAAACCAGCTCCAGATGGTGCGACAAGTACCCAGAACACTACGCAGGTAGAGCCTGCAAAGAGTGCTGAAGAGCCTACTCCTGCTGCCACGGATAGTACGGCTAGTGGTGATACTGGTGCAGAAGTTGACAAAACTACTGTAAAAGATCCCGAAGATTGGTCAAAAGAGAGCGCTTTGAAAGAGGTTATTAAACTTCGAGAAGAGCAAAAGATCCAACGACTTAAATATACTGAAAAGTTAGACAAGTTCAAAGAGGAGATTGCAGCAACGCAAGAACCTTTAAAAGAAGAGCTAGCAGAACTTAAGAAGTATAAAGAGGAGCTGGGTAAGATCAAAGCAGCTGAGGAAGACAAGAAGAGAACTCTGGAAGACAAAGTGTCTCACAGAGAAACTCGTATTGGTGAATTAGAAGCTAGGGTCGAAGCGATGTCCGCTGACAGAGACACTGAGTCTCAAAGTTTCAAAGAGCGTTTATCTGTGTATGAAGCACAGGAAGAAGCTCGAAAACAATTGTATATGGATAAGCTTAAAGTAGAACTTGACGCTATTCCAGAAAAATTCAGGGAACAAGCAGAATTGATTTCAAAAGGCGCAGGAGATCCTAGCGAAGCTTTAGTAGCAATTAGCGAAGCTCGTCTAAAAGGGTTCTTTGAGGACAAAACGGTTATTGTTAACCACGCAGTCCCAGGAGCCGCTGATGGAGCGAGAGCAACTAAAGAACAACTAGAAGGAGCAGCAAGAGCTGGTAGAGACAGTATGTCCTCTACTGACAAGGTTCGAGAAGCTCTTAAAGAGATCCGCCAAGGCGAAGGAAACTCTGCATTTAGAACCCGTTAACACTTTAGGAGTATCATAAAAAATGCCACAGGTAGTAACACTAACTGAAGCAGCAAAATTATCTAACAACCTTTTGGTTGAAGGTATTGTTGCCGATATCGTAACCGTCGATGAATGGTTTCGTTATCTCCCTTTCGTAACGTTTGAAGGCTTAGCTTATACCTTTACTCGTGAGAAAACATTAGCTTCTGCAGATTTTGCATCTAGAGGAACTAATCTTAGCCAGTCTAAATATACAGACGGCGCTAAGTTTGAGAACATCAACGTTAATTTGTCTGCAATTATTGCTGATATTATCATTGATGGTCAAATCGAAGATCAATTTTCAGAAACAAATGATCAATTACAAGTTCAGATCAGTTCTAAAGCAAAGCAAATTGCAAGAATTTATATGAACGCTATCGTTAACGCTCACCGTTCTGCTGCTCTTACGCAGTCAAACAACGGTCCTATCGGTATTGCTGATCGTTTCGAAGGAATGGCTTCCATTCTTGAAGCAGAAGCAGGAAACACTGACGACGTTAACCATCCGTTTTACAGCCAAGGTGCTGGAACTCAAACTCTTTCTCTAGTAGAAGATGATCCTTCATCTCCTCGTGTAGGAAAAGCCGGACGAGTTTATACCTTAGAGGATCTTGATGATCTTCTTGATCGATGTACTGCAGCACGTCCAGACTTCATTATGATGAATTCTCGTGAAATTCGTACCCTCCGTGTTCTTCTTAGAAACACTGGTGGTGGAACTGATGCGTATATGATTCAACAACAAGGTCTAGGTAATCAAAAGCCAATGCTTTATTATCAAGACATTCCAGTCTTCCGCAACGATTTCGTATCTAAGGCTCAGGGAGTTCAAAGTACTGCACATACTTCCCACACAGCATCAGGTCCATCAGGAACTCAGTTAAACTCTGCTACCGCAGCAGACGCAACAGAGATTCACATTCGTAGTGACGAAGGTGTTATGATGAGATACCCAATCCTTACTGGAGCAGGCACGGACACAGTAACTGTAACCTCTTCAGGATCTTTCTTTGATCCAGAGCAAAACAGAGTAGTTGCTAGAGTTGCGTTAGACGATGCTTCTATGACTGCATCGGAAGACATCGTATCTCACGAACGAGTTGACGGATCTTCCGTTTACGCTGGTTCTTGGGGAGAGTTTAAAGGTATTTCTGGATTTACTTCAGCTAACAATGCTGGACTAAAAATGGAGTACGTAGGTCCTCGTGAAGATGAGAACGCTTACCAATACCGTATGAAGTGGTATTGCGGCTTCGATCTTTATAATCGTCTTGCATTAGCAAGAATGAAAGGTTGTTTGCCACTAGGCTCATAATTTTTTGCGAAGCGTTGGGACTTTTGTCCCGACGTTTTAGGAGGCGTTACGGATACCCTAGCGCCTCCTTTTTTTTACTAACCGACAACTGGTCGAGCCAGTGAGGGAGAATAATGTCATACTATACAACAAAATCAAGTACAGTGAACAAAGAATACGTAGTTATTAAG